GTCTTGCTGTTGTAATTGACATGAGTAGCCAACCTGAATATGAAAAAGCATCAGAAGGAACTCCAAACGACCCTCCTCCGGGAGCCACATCTAGCGAAGTTAAAGATGACCAGCATGTATTGCTTAGTGAGGGAGAATTAGTTGTTCCTGCTAACGTAGTCAGATACCATGGACTTGGTATGTATGAAGGATTAAGAAGAGATGCCTTAACAGGCTTAGGAGAAATGGAAAACTCTGGTCAAGTTGAATATGTTAGTGAGGAAGTTAAGACTGCTGCGGCAGGTATGACTATTCTTAATAATCAACCTAATGTTGCCACTATGGGTGGAATAAAGAAACAGCAAGGACAGTACAATCCTGCATTAGGACAGTACGGCACAGCAACAGCTCCTGCAGCGGCCTCTGCTAAATTTGTAAATACTGCTGGAACTTTTACAGACACTAATAGAGATGGCATTGATGATAGATTACAGCCTAGTGTAAAACCTACTGGTTTAGCAGCTCCGGTAGCTACATCAGCAGTAACTCCTGCAGCTCTTAACTTAGGTCCTACATCAAACCCCAATACCGTAGTTGGTGCAGGTAATATAGGTTCTTATGTTAATAATCAAAGTGGTATTCCAGGAAGCGGAGGGGATACTCCTCCCCCTGTTGTAGAAACTCCCCAAGCACCATTAGTTAGAAGACCTACCCAAGAACAAGACAACAATGACAGCCCGGGAGAAACAGAAGCAGAAAAAGCTGCCAGAGCTTTAGCAAATGAAAAAATTAACAGAGCTAAAGAATTAGGACACAATTATAATCCAATAAAACAGATTGCTATGATGTTTTTACCTTTATCATTCCTAGGAGGAAAACAAGATGTTGGAACAGTAACTTTAGCTGGTAATGTCGTAGGTAATGATGGAAGAGAATATGACCCTTTAACTGGTAAAGTAGCATCTAGTGGAAGTATGATTACGGATGTTTTTAATAAATTTCAGGGCAAAGACATAAGTAATGTAGGACCTGGGGGAGCTATAATTCCAGATACAAAAGACCCTATTGGCACTACTCCTATGACAGCGGCTGGGTTAGTACAGTATACCATTGCAGAAATGAGAAAAGCTATAGGAGACGAACAAGTATTAAGCCAAGTTAATGCAGAGTTAAGTAATATTCAAAAAGAAAATCCTAATTCTTTAGTGGAGGGTGCCATAGGCACGCCCACAGGATTAGCATCTTTACAAGCTCCTAGTCTAAAAGCTAATGATATAAATGATTTAATGTCTAAAATTACAGCTAACCTAGAATCGGATACTAACTCTCAAGCACAAAGAGATGGTGCATCTGCAGGTCCTTTATCACAAGAGATATCAACTCCTAAAGGAGGTATGCTATCTGCCGAGGCAAGAGCAAATATTGAAGCAGACCCTAATTATCAATCCTCAAGAGAAAGTTTTCGAGGTTTAACAGAGAATGCCTTAAATCAAATACTTGACGGAACTATAGAGTCTACTGTAGCACAAAAAACTGCTGCCCAAGATTTAAAAGAAGAGGTATTGTTAGAAAGAATATCAGGAGGAACTGATTTAGCAGGAGATGCAGGCAGACAGGCTGCAAAAGAAAGCGACTTTGACGTAGAAGAAACTTTCGGAAGTGGCAGACAATCACAAAGAGAACAAGCTAATGATAACTTTAATGACAATGCTAAATCAGATATTGAATCACGTGGTGGAACAAAGAGCATTGGACTAAATGACAATGGTTCATTCTATAGTGAAAATAATGATGGCACTTTTACTCATGAAGATGGCACATCGGTAAACTTCACAGATAGTGACAATAAACCTGGGAATCCCCCAGAAACTACAGAACGACAACAGGCAATGGAGGAAAGAACTGCACAATATGATGCCCCAGATGATGACACTGCAAGTAGCGGAGAGAGTGGTAAAATAGTTTGCACTGAGATGTACAGGCAGACTCAACTAGATGATTGGGCACAGGCTATGAAGACATGGCACATTTATCAGAAAAAATACTTGACACCTATACATGAAATAGGTTATCATTCGTTATTCAAACCTTTTGTTCGTGGTATGAAGGTTAATAAGGCACTAACAAACCTCGGTGCTTACCTTGCCAAAGAACGAACAAAACACCTTAGACATATTTTAACAAAAGGAAAATCTGCAGACAGTATAGTCGGTAATATCTTTTGTAAAATAATCCATCCTATAGTTTACTTAGTAGGATTGGCAGTTCATAAGAAATAATGTATGAACTATTAAACTGGCTACCAACCCCCCAATATGGCTACGGTTGCCCCAACAAGGAGAAGTAATATGGCTGACATTGCTATAGAACAAAAAATAGTTAAGACCCCAATAAAATATAGACGTAACGACGATGCCGAAGTACAGGCACTAGAAAAGAATTTGCAAGAAAGAGAAATAGCTCTAGGAAGAGGACCAGAACAGCAAGCTGAGGCACAAGACGTTGCTGAAACTGAAGGTCTTGCACCTGAAGAGAAGACTTTTAAGAAAAGGTATGGAGACTTACGTAGGCATACACAGGAAAAAGAAAAATCATTCCAAGATGAAATTTTTACTTTAAAACAACAGTTAACACAAACTGCTAGTAAAGAGATTAAGCTACCTAAATCTGATGAAGAAATAGAGAAATGGTCTGAACAGTACCCTGATGTTGCTAAGATTGTAGAAAGTATTGCTACTAAGAAAGCAAAAGAATTAGATTCTTCTATAGAAGAAAGAATGAAACTTATATCAGATAGAGAAGCACAGGCCACTAGAGCTGGGGCAGAAGCAGACCTTCTAAGAATACACCCTGACTTTGATGAAATTAGAAATAATCAAGAGTTCCATGATTGGGTAGATGACCAACCTCGCTGGATACAGCAGGCATTATATGAGAATGAGAATGATTCTAAGTCAGCGGCAAGAGCAATAGACCTATATAAATCTGACATGGGTTTAAATGTTCCAGAAAAAAAGAAAAGCGACTCATCTAAAGAAGCAGCAAGAGCTGTAACAAAAGGAACAGCTACTGCACCCTCGTCTACTAAAGAAGGACAGGGAAATCAAATTAAAGAATCTGATGTTGCCAAGATGAAAGGACATCAATATGCGGCTAATGAAGCAGCAATTACAGAGGCTATTAAGTCAGGAAACTTTATATATGATGTAAGCAGAAGAAATAGTTAATTTTTTACTTTACTTTTGTATCCGAATGTGTTACAAAATGTATATATCAAGCAGCCCATCTATTTGATGACTACCTGCATATTACCCCTATAACGATTTATTTACTCAAAAACTACCTAGTTTGATTTAGCCCCTTTACGGACACCTAATGTACATCTAGCCTTTTTAATTGTATACAACTCGTATTTTTTAAGCCCAAGGAGAATTATCATGGCTTTTTCAACCGCAGCTGGATACGGGAATTTACCTAATGGCAATTTTAGCCCCATTATTTACTCCCAAAAGGTTCAGCAAGCATTTCGCAAATCTTCAATAGCAGAGACAATATGTAACTCTGACTATTTTGGCGAAATAGCAAATTATGGTGATACTGTAAAAATTATTAAAGAACCAGAAATCACTGTTAAATCTTACTCACGTGGCACAACTATACAGCCACAAGACCTAGACGATGAAGAGTTTTCTCTCACCGTAGACAAAGCTAACTATTTTGCTTTTAAAGTAGATGACATTGAAGAAGCTCATAGTCATGTAAACTTTGAATCAATGGCTTCTGATAGAGCTGGCTACAAACTTCGTGACCAACATGACCAAGAAGTTCTCGGTTACTTAGCAGGTTATGCACAGTCCGCATTAAATACAAATGCTGATGGAGTTAACACTTCTACTAATGGTACTGTTGCTGTTACAACTGCTGGTACTGACGAATTGCTTTCAAGCATGAAGTTAATCAAAAGTAGTTTTGCCAATATTACAACCGGTAGTGCTGGAGACCACTCAATACCAATAGCAACAAGATTGCCTGGTGCTACTGCTGTAGCAACAGCAACTGCTACTCCATTACAAGTTGTTGCAAGAATGGCTAGATTGTTAGATACACAATTTGTAGATAACGAAAATAGATGGCTAGTTGTTGACCCAGTATTCCTAGAGATACTAAAAGATGAAAGCTCAAGAATGCTTGATTCTGACTTTGGTGCTGCTGGAGACGCTCTAAGACAAGGTCTAGTTGTTACTAGATTACATGGCTTTGATGTCTATGTATCTAATAACTTACCTGTAGTCGGAGGAGGTCCTGCTACAACAGGTTCAACTAACCAAAATACAGATTACGGAGGAATTGTTGCTGGTCACTCTTCATCAGTAGCTTCTGCTTCACAGATTACGAAAACTGAGTCTTACAGAGATTCTGATTCGTTTGCGGACATTGTTCGCGGAATGCACTTATACGGCAGAAAGATTCTTCGTCCAGAAGCAATCGTGACTGCTAAGTATAATACAGCAGCTTAAGGGAGATTTATAAATGGCTACATATGATTCAAGTCTTCAGGCGGTTCACAGACCCTCTGCCCCTGCACCTTACCTAGTAAGTAATACTATTAATATTGCTACGGAGAATACAAATAATGCGGCAGCTCTTGCAGCTAACGATATTTTGGAAATCTTTACAATCCCTGCCAATACTCTTATCATGGCTTCAGGCTATGAAGTTGAGTCAATACTTGTAGGTGAGTCTAGCGATACTACGTTTAACTTAGGTATAACTACTGCCTCTACAGGTGGTATTGCTGCTGACGTTGATGAGTTCGTTGCTGCTATGGACACGGCCGCTATGGCTGCTGGTGCTTATGCAACTATGATTCCTGCTGTGTTTCCTGCCGTTGTTGCTGGGTCTACCACAATAGACTTAGAACTACAAGCGGCAAGTACTGCACCTACAGCTGGAAAAATCAGAGTTTGGGCAGTGTTAATGAACATTGACAACCAAGGTGATTTATCAGCTAATGAAGTTGACAGAGACCAATTAGCTTAAACTAATATATAAGAGAGCAGGGTAACTTGCTCTCTTATCTTTACAGGGATATACATGGCTCAGACTTTCT